ATCAGGTACTTCATCGAATTGCCTTGGGTTTGTAAGCTCCACAAACTGCCTGTGTACCGCTGCTGTGCCTCGATTCACTACGCCTTGAATAAGACCCGGCCTAGCGATGGCTAGATTATTTAGGTCATGCCTAGCGAAAGTATTCCGCATCTCTGTCACTTCTTGACGGGCAGCATCATTCATCTCAGAAAGCTCTGCAATACGGGCCTGATTCTGTCGTTGAGATTCAAGCTGCTCTTGCATTTGAGTGTTCTGTTGAGCGATAGCCCCCTCAAGCACTTGCTGATTATTTATAGAAGTCTGGAGTTCAACTTGCAGTTGAGCAAGCTGCGCTTTCTGCATGTTGATATAGGCGTAGGACCCTCCGGCAGTGGAAAGCAATAGAAAACCAAGAAGGAAACTAAGTTTCATAAAACCACGCCATAATCGTTAGAAAACCAAGCCAGCGTAGAAAAATCAGGGCTTCGTTAGCAGAAAGGCTGCAACAGAAACCTCGACATTTACGGGTCTTTCTCTGAATGGCCCCCCGGTCTTTTTCGAGAGGTGTTTCAGCAGCTCTTAAACCGGCCTCCACGAAGAGCGCCTCGCATCCCTTTCTTCTTTCCGGTAACCATAATACCTTTTGCTGTATTAGGAGCCGCCGATTCTTTAGGACTGCTGTAAGGCACTGAACCCTGACCTTCAATAACTGCCTTACCTACTGGTTTAGGAGCATCTTCTCCAGGACCACTAATAATGTGTACTTTACTCATAACTAATTATTCCTCTGCTTCATTCGTTCCCGATCTTCTGCTGCCTGTATTCTAGCTGCAGTTTGGCGTTCCTGACTAGCAAGCCGCTGCTGAAACTGAGTAGCTTTCTGAGCGTACTGCTGTTTATCAAGTTCCAGTTCCTGCTGATCCTGACTAAGGTTACCCTTAACCTGCTGGTCTTTAATAGCCAACTCTTGTTGTTTCAGACCAATAAGCGGATCAGGTGGTTCCTGACCAGCGCCGGATATCTGCTGACTAAGCTGCTTCACTTGCTGCATACCCTGTGCAATAAGCTGCGCTTTAAGGGCCTCAAATTCTAAGCTCTTTGGCACTTTACCCCCTTCCTGCATAGCAGGTAGCATCTCTTCTGTAGGCATCATGTTATCCGGAGCCATTTGTGGAATACCCCCCATCTCAGGTGGAGCCATACCATTTGAAGGAGGCTGCATCTCAGGTGGAGCCATACCATTTGAAGGAGGCTGCATCTCTTGTTGCTGCATAGCGACCTCCGCCTGCTCTTCGGCCTGAACCCGCACATGCTCCATAATATGCTTCTGTAAATCCATTGCTATCTTGGGCATCTGAGCAATCATCGGAGAAGACCCAAAAACAAGATGCGCTGTAATATGCGCCTGATGCTCCTGTCCTGCAAAAGCCTCCAGAGGAGCACCTTCCATAGAATCAATGTTTTCCTGAGCCGGATCACGGGGCTCTGACTTATCTACAGAAGGCGTCACTAAAATCTTGTCTACATCCCGTACACCTAGCGCCTCATACATGCGCCGGTACACTTCCGGAATGTTGTGTATCTCCGGAGCCTGCATAGCCAACTGCAACTCAGTCTGAGCCAGAGTAATCCGCTGTGCCTGAGAAAATACATTAGGATTGGATACCGGAACAACGTCTACGCGGTCATCAAAGTCCTCACTTTTTACAGACAGATCCGCGCCAGCCACCGAATAGGGATACTCTTCCGGCAAATATTCAGACATGATCTTTGCAAGCAACTTAAACTCAATCCGCATGGCATAGTGCAACCGCTTGTGAATAGCACTCATTACTCGGGAGCCCTGCTCCAACATAGCAATCGTCGTGCCTACCGGAGCCTGCTGATTACCATCTCCCACCTTCAAATCAGTAATCGTGGCAAACCTCTGTGCAGCCTCTACGACATAACTCAACAACTGGAACAGCGTGGGATCAGGACCCTTAAAGGGCAACGGCATCAGACTGTCCCGAATGGCCCCGCCCGGAGCATCTACGTCCCTAAATTCGCCCGGCTGTAACGGAGAATCATCGTCCCTGATCCGCAGTCCGCGAGCTTTGAATCCTGCAGGGAGATTGTTAAGTGTCCCAGCATCTATCAACTGTCGCAAAGCCGCTGTCGCAGTCCGAGATAATCCGCCAATAGTGTGAATAAGACCTAGCCCGTAAAAGCCAAAGCCCGGAAGAAACTTGTAGTGAACAAAGAACTGGGTTTTATGCTTGGATTCATCGTCCTCCTGATAGTTACGATGAATAGACAATATCTGCCCATTATCCTCACTAAGGGTGACAATATAAGGAACCTTTATCCCAGTGGGCTCCCCTTCCTCATCTACTTCCTCATATCCCGGTAAGTCCAAATCGACATGGCACTCAAGAAGGGTACAGTCATAGTCCAGGTTGGAAGACTCTACTCCGGAAATACGGTCAATTTCGTCCGAAACGCTGTTGGCCTCTTCCTGTGAAGGTAATACAGGTATATCTCTGTAAAAACCCGAAACCTGCTTCTTACGCAAATCATTAAGAGACATTCGCACAATGTTCGTGATATTAGGACACGTCTCTAAATCATTCGCCTCATAAGGAACAATCAGGTTTTCTGCAGGCACAAACTTGGAAACCGCTCTGTCCAAGCCCTCATCAAAATACACCTTCTTGAACGTAGACCCCGCCAGAGGTAAGTGAAACAGCATCTGGTCAAACTCAGGGGTGTACTCCTCCATTACATTCATAATGTAATAGTTCATAAACTCCCGAACACGCTGAGACTGCTGCTCCTTCTCGTGCGTCGGATCACCTAAAACAACCGTTCGGACGGGACCATCAGAAGGTAACAACTCATTAAAAGCCTGAGCCTGAAACTGCACGGCAGCTTCAGCAAGAATTGGATGAGTGACGCCTGTGGCACCCCGAAACGGCTGGTTACGCTCTTTGTAATTAAAGCCCAGTAGTTCCAGACCCTTGGAATAAGCCTCTTCCCACTCGGAGCGAGAAGCCTTGTTCGAGTCATACTCAGACATCAGACCACTGGCAATGGAACCTAGCTCACGCTCTTCCATGTCTTCAGCCAGATTATCAAAAAATCCACCTGATTCGCGGTCATCGGCTCCCGGATCGAAGTCCAGCGTAACTCCGCCGTCTTCCTCTTCGATGATTTCAATATCCACGTCACCTTTAAGCGGAACAACCGAGTCAAGGGTCATTCCTTCTAAGGTGGCTTCTATTTCAACGGCGTCCTGCTCTTCTTGAGAAAGCTCCATGCCTTCACGTTCAATCAGAGAAACGGGTGGGTTTTTTTCAGCCATTGTTATTCCTCAAAAACTTCTTCAGGCAAATACTCTCTGAATTCTTCTCCGGGGGCCCTAAGCGTATCCCACAAAGATCCTATACCACTTCCCGTCTCTTTCAGAAGTTTACCCTGAAGATACGTTCTAGTAGCTAGTTCAGCACGGCCCGGTTTGTTGACAGGGATACTTCCCGGACCAGGGGGAAGATTAGGGTTCAACCTATTTCTAAGAGGCACTCTAGGTCTGGTCCAACTTCCGGGTGGGCCGCCTGCTGCCCATCTCGGCATTCGTTGCTGCAACTCGTAAACTTGGTTCGCCAGACGATAAAGTTTTTTGCCTTGTAGCCCTTTTTGGGCCAGCTTAGCCGCTATTGCCCCGGGCGGAAAAACAATAGCCATTGCAAGAATCCCATAATCTACGGGGTTGGTGTAGTCAAAAACAAGGTCTGTGAAATCTTTTACTGTTAACCCGCTTTCTTCAATTAATTGCTCTTTTACCTCTGGAGTAAACACAGCTTCGGGTCCTGCTGTTTTCCCTTGTGACGGGTTCGATCCGGGTGGTCCAAAAGCGAAATTAAGAGCGTTCGGATCAGCCATAGCAGCTAATTGAAAATCTAACAACTCTTGTCGTCCCGCCGCCGCTTCAGGTGTCTGTGCGTCTTCCACCGATTTTATCATGGAAAGAACATTGGGGTCGTACTCCATCGACCGCCACTCCTGCGCCAATTCAGGAGATAAAGTCTCGGACGCTAACTGTCCCGTGCTTTTTGGAAAATCTCTCGCTACTACCCCCTTCCCCTCCTGAAAATACTGAACACCACCCCCATCCTGATAACCTCTTGCTGTTTTTGCCTCATTCCATTCTCTAAGATCATTATTATAATCCATAACTTCTTCTTGACTATAT